CCTCATCTGGTAGCGGGCGGACCAGCGGTCCATGAGGCCCCAGCCATCCAGGCAATAGAGTTTGAAAGTGCTGAGATTGCTTCGGCTTTCGCCTCGCAATGACACTGACTGGTACTCCCAGGAATCAATCCAGTACGTGCCGGCATCGGAGGTCTCGTTGCCGGCTGTCGTCTTATAGCCGAGCTTGAGGACGATTTCGCTGCGGAAGCGAAGCGAGGCGAGGGAGCCCTGGCCAGGGCTGGCATATTGCCCCTTGGAGTTGTCGAGCTCAACGACGAGATTGCCACGCCCCGATAAATCAGGGCTCGCAATGACATTTTGTTGTAGAGAGACGATGTCCTTGGTCAAGTCGAGGGACGAGGCGGCGGGGCGGGTGGCTCGCCAGAGCCCGTCGGGCTTGGAGAGCCACCAGTAATCGGCGGTGCTCTGGAGCCTCAAGCAGTAGGTCGGGGCAATATCCAGGAAGGGCTTAGGCTCGGTAAATGCGGTGTCACTCCAGTATGTACCTTTGACCATGTGGCAGGCGAGGGGGCGGGTATAGGCTGTTATGCCGGTGAACTTCTCCACAGCGATGATACGGTTCATCTCATAGGACTGGGCGCCCGCTGGCAGGTGGCAGTCGGGGTACTCGTAGGTGATGTCCTCCCCGTCGGGGGACATAAGGAAGCTCTCGAGGGCACCGAAATTGTAGGTGTCAGAGAACCAAGTCCTGAAAAGGTCATAGTGGTTGTAGGGGGTATCGGATTCTTTAGCGGCGAGGACTATCTCGCAGCACGGCCAGAAGGCATTGAAGGTAGCTCCGATGCCGTAGGTATCCAGAAATATATGAGTGGCAGCGCCGTGAAACTCCTTGATATGCTGGCTGGTTGTCTGGTCGGAGGTATCAAGGACAATGCCGTTTAGCTCGTCGGACTTGAGAGTGAAACAGACGACAATGCTGCCTGTGCCCCACCAGCAGGCAGCCATAGAGAGGACGTCGGTATAGCTTACGAGCTGGGCATTATTCCAAGTCTGGCCGTAGTCGTGGGAGTAGTATTTCCAGAGGACGTTGCCGGTGGTGCGATAAAAGATATAGACCTTAGCTCCGCAGGCGGCGATGGCACAGGGGCCATAGCAGTTATCAACTATCAGCTCCCAGCTATCAAAGGCTGGGCCATCGACGATGGGAAATGGGAAAGTGGCGGGAAAAGATGCCGGGACTCCGAAGGGGCAGTCCTGCTTCTGGTAATAAAGGCTGCTGCCCTCGCTGCGGATGCGGTGCATATCGCCGTTGCCGTCGAAGGCGATGCCGTGATGACTGTCGGGCTCAGAGCCCTCATAGAGCCGGGTCCAAGATAACCTCTTGATGCCGGCCTCGTAGTCATAGACCTCAGCCTCGACGTAAGGCAGGCGGTGAGCCTTCTTCTGGCTTGCGAGGAGGGTGGCTGATAAGGTTCGCATTTCACCTCTTCTGGCTTAGGTATCTGCGTACTCGAGAGTTGCCAGAACAGCTATTTGAATAGCCGCATCGGTAAAGTCATCAAAGAATACACATAGTTTCTGGCTATTGATTGGCAGAAGCCCCGTAACTACTGTGAATTCGCTTGCCAGAGCAGCAGGACACATAAGCCTCTTTCCACTGTCATACGATTCAAAGGGATGCACCATAACACGACGTCCTGATTGGGCAGCAGCGGATTTATCCAGTGCTTCAAACTGAATGTATGCTACTATCTCATCGGTACCCAGTTCGTCGCTTAAATCCACATCCATATAGCCAGCCTGTGTGCAGGTTTGGGATTGCAAGGTGATTTCATCATTATCAGCCCAGTCGTCGGTGGACGGCTCTGTCGTGATAGTATTCGTATCTACATCCCAGCTTACCACGAGCCGACTGTTACCTCGTGTCGTATTGTGGAGAACAAACCTTCCCCATCGGGTAGAGCCCGACTGAATACCGTTGAGACAGTTTTCGTTAGACTCATTATCATAGACAACGGATGTGCTTGTAGGGTTGCCGTCGATTTTGCCACTGAAGGGACTGGTAGCAGCATGACCAACATTAAAGACAGCACCCTGCTTAGGTGTGAAATTCCATGCAAGTAGACGCAAACTTGAGGCCCCGAAATCCTGGCTAAGATGGCTTTTATCAATAATATTTGCTAGACCGCCGTGCCATAAGGTGCTGCCCCCTGCACCATGCACACCCGAGGTGGCTGCCTCATGGGTTGCCAGGGCGGCTTCGGTGGCAAAGTCGGGGTCGTGATACTCGTTGCCATGGATGGCCAGGCCGGGGGCTTGCAGGTTGACCCAGTCCGTGCCGTTGTAGATATACCAGGCATGGAGGTCGTCCCGATAAAAGAGCTGGCGCTCGACGGGAGAAGCGGGAAAGCTGGTGCCGTGGACTATCTCGTGGCTCTCCTCGCTCTCCCACTCTGATTTAGAGAGCTCAGCGCCGACGTCTATGTGTCTGAGTCCTGATTTAGCCATTGTTCCTCATTCATAACTCCCCTTGCCCCTCTTATCTTAAGAGGGGGAATTTGGGGTGCCCTATGCCCTCTTGTCTTAAGTGGGGGATTTAGGGCCTTCTTGATCTGGCTTCTTCTCCTTGATATGTGCTACCGTCCGCTCGCCGAACCACCAGAGAATACAGGGGATAGCCAGGCCGATGAACCACTGCGGGGCAGTGATTTTCTCGACGACGACCTGAGCAATGACGGCGGCGAAAATGACGGTAACAATAGGCCTGGCGGCGGCCCGGAATATATCCACTATTGGGTTATTCATTTTAGCTTCCTCGCTTCGTTCAGGATGGCACTGGAGACGCCCTGGGAGGCTCAAGAAAGCCCCCGATTTCCTTTTTCCGTGTGATTTTACTCATTAAACTTTCCCCCGCAAGCTTTTGTGCTAAATCAGGGCTCTCAGCGCGTCGGGGATATCTTTGTCAGCCTTACGGTAATGATTTGCCAGGTGACAGGCAGCCTTAACCCTTTCCTCGCGGGTAGCGTCGACCTGCCGGCCTCGATAACCGCCAGGGCTGAGGGCAGCCACAGCGGCGGGCATACGATCCCAGTCCACGGTCTTCTCAACATCCAGTCTTCCCCGGAGGGCTCGAAAGATAGCCTCAGTATGGTGGGGAAGCTTCCAGGTGCTGGGGTCCTCGGGGTCGCCCACGATGGCGAAGGCCTCCCTGGGAAGTCCCTCCCTGGTCTTCTCCTTTTCTATTGCTTCTTTGACCTTTGATTTAGACATAGCTCCTCCTTATGGGGTAAATACAGCGATGACAACGGCGTCCCTGGGATTATCCTGGGGAATAGCCAGGATTACATGGCGTCCGGTTATCATCTCGCCTGAGGCGATGTTGCGGGCGACGTTGACATCGTCGAAATAAGTAGTCAGGGACCCTGCGAGCTGGACGCCGGCCTTGTAGGTCCCGCTGTCGAAGTTTTTGAGGATGCCGCTCTCTATCATAAATCAAACCTCAAAAGTTAAAAATCAAAATGACAAATTAAAACGCAAAGATTTTGATTTTTGCTCTGTGTCTTTGCCCTTTACATTTTGCATTTTAATCTTCCGCATAGAACTGCCTCTGGATTACTCGGCTGGTGCGGGCGATGGCTTTGAGCTTCTTGTCGTAGCGGCTCAGGCGCTCCCTGCCCCAAGCCTTGTAGTTGATGGTGGCGTGGCGACCGGCGATGCTGGCCCTGTCCACGGTATAGGCGGCTGCCGACATAGCCAGGTAGCCGGTGGCGCCCAGGACAATAATCTCCTCATGCTCGGCGGGGATGGTACTGGATTCGACAGTGAGAGTGTGTTTCTTAAGCCATCTTACCCTGGCGTCTTCCCCGTTTCCTTCATCCTCCATGTAAAGCTTGCCAGCCCAATACTCGGTTTTCTGGAGATATTCAGGCTGTTCCCCGATGGGAAACTCCACGGACTCGATTTTAAGCAAGTCTGATAGGGATGATATGTCGAGCTCGATGTCTCCGTCCGTGGTAGCGATATCGTCTTGCTGCTCGATAGGGGCAGCGAGGGAGTACTCCTGGACAACCCTGTCGATGGCTCCGTCGACCTCGGCGTCCGTCCAGCGGTAGTTCTGGCTATCGGTGTCCTGGAGGTCCTCCCGGACCCGGTCTCGAATTTCGGTCAGGTTCATCTTCTTACCTTGTTAGTAGCTAGTATTCAGGAGCCAATAGGTTCTGAACTCCAGGTTCTGACTACTGACTCCTGTTTCCCGCTAGTCTCTTACTCCTGTCAGCATGACACAGTTGACTACGGAAAAGAGGGCCAGCGATACATACCACTTGACCCTGGTCCGGGCGGCGTCCTTGGTCTCGAGGGAGCCGAGACGCTCAACCTGAATCATCTCGGGACTGGTAAGGCCGCAGACAGCACCCTCTCCCATCTGGAAGGCGAAGATGGCCGAGCAATCACTGGATGTGCCCACGGTGTAATTATCCTTGACCCAGTCGTTGACATGGACAGGGATACCGTTATAGAGCTGAAGGGTCTCTCCGAGCTTACCGGTGCCGATTCCGAGGTTGGTACCGGCGGCCCTGGCCAGGTCCTGTATCTTCCGGCGGCTTCTCTTGCTCATTAACAGCATATGAGGCTTACCGCCTCTGACGAA